TCCACAATAAATCGAAGATCAGGATCGCCGCACTCACGATTCATCATCTGTAAAGCGGAATCTTGTAAGGCGTTGGGCTTGATACTCACTCCCTCTTCTGTAGTGGTTCCAAACAAAACTAATTTATCTCTAAAAAATCCTACCTTATCTTGGATGGTATCGCAATCACCGTTGCCATTTAAGAAATCAGTTAAGGCAGCATGTGATTCAGTTACTGCTTGTAAAAGTCCTGGCTCTAGTGGCCCTGTTCCAATCTGTTTTCCTGTATCATCTGTTTGGATTGCTTGGCCTTTTGATAATTTATATTCAAAACCCGCCGTAGAGCCACCTGCAAGATATGCTCCTGGCCTAGCACAAAGATTTTTCAAAGATCCATCTAATAAATCAGGATCTAGATTAGAACAAAAATCTTTTACGGATGCCTCAGACTGCTGTAAATTTTGCAGAATTACCTTTAACTCTTCAGGACTCCTACCTGCCAACTCAAATGCGCCACCTAATTGCTCAAGTTTGGCAAGTCTTTCCTGTTCAGCTTGTTGTGCATCTATTTCAGCTTGTGCAGCATCATTTGCTCGCTGAGTTGCAGCGTCATCAGCAGCCTCATCACTCGAACCCTCATCTGCTGGAGAGGCCCAGGCAGCTAAAATTTTATAACCCTTAGAAAGTTTGTTCCCCCAGTTTAAAGAACTCCACTCGTTAGCAGTATAAATTTTTTCTCCAAGATTACTACCAGAAACCTTAACGGCTGGTTGTCCAAACTCAGACGGCTCTCTATACTCAAAATTTATATTACCTTTTTTTCCTACCCCTATCTGATCCTCACCGTTTAGTGCTTTTTGAAAGGCAGCCTTCACCTCCTCAACATACTTTGAGACATCTGTTTTTTCCTCAGCCTCTGTGATATATGTAAGCTTGAACGTCCTCTTCCTCAGCTTGCTATAGCTTTCTAACAGTTCAGAAAAATAATCCATATCATATTATAGCTAAGTGAAAGAGGCTCAGTCTGAATGCAATACCAGACTGAGCCTTTTATACTACCCCCACTTAAGATTAAGTGGTTGGGTTGGAGTAGTTATAGACATTCATGAAGTCGTACTTGAAGTTCACGGTCAACTGGTGGAACTGGTTGGTTGAGTAATTAAACTCGGAAGCAGTCCAAGAAGTTGGGTAAACACCATAAAGCTCAATCGTAGAGTGAGGTGTCATCGTGTTATCAAGCATGACCACTTCAACTTTGTCAGCTTTGAAAGTTTGACCAGCGGTGCCTCCAGGCTGTGCGCTCTTAGTCATCTCGCCAGTGATTGGATCGTAGGTGTGACGGAAGAATCGGTACAGATCGGAAGCTGTTTCACGAAGGTAAAGGTTATCGAAGTCCACGGTAAGCTCACCAGGAGTGGTTTTTCCTGGGTAGTGAACTTTGTCGTTGACACGATCAACAACGATTGCCTCGTTCTTCATCTCAAGACCGCCAACCTTTTTAGCAGCAAGTGTCAGATCAGCTTGATTCGTCACATCTTCAGGCAGACCGAAGAAGTGAATCTCAAACTGATATGCCCTCACTGAATCAAGATCAGTGGAGATTGTGGGCAGACCCTGACCAGGGGTGAAATTACGGTCATACTTAGTCTTGTAGTAAGATGTTGCCATTATTTATTTCCTTAGAGAGTACCTAACTGAGCCGACTGGTTGGTCAGGTTAATTTCGAAGATGAGGATCTCAGCAGTCTTAGTGGGCTTGATGAGAACCTTAGTCCAAAGTTCGTTACGATCAACTCTGATTGGTGTGTTAACTGTTTCGTCACAAACAACACGGAACTCAGTGATGCCTCTGCGTCTGCGGATATCATCAAGGAACGGGTTGAGAACACCTTCAATTTGAGACCATGTGAACTCATCGTTAGGTTCGAACACAAACCTCTGAGTTGCAAGGAGAATAACCTTGCGAATGTAAATCATCAATCTGCGGACATTAATTCTGTCAAGAGCAGAGGGAGATCTTTGCGTAGTTCTTTGACCAAAGATAGTGATACCTTGTTGCGGGAAAGAAACAACCGGATTAACAACATTACCGCCGCTATAAAGACTGTCTCTATCACCTTGGTTAAGCTTAACCTCAACCTCTGTAGGCTTGGTCAAGCGTCCCCTACGGAAACCAGCAGGAGCAAACCAGCTATCTGCAACCGCATCAGTAAAGGCCATTTGCCTCGCACCAAAGATGGATGGATCTAAGAAACGATCTTTGCCATCAAAGGTTGAGAAAACTTTGACCCAAGGCCAGTAGATTGCAGCGTAGGAGCTATTGATTGCAGAAGTTCTAGACATCCCTGTTGTGCTTGATTTTCCGTTACTCCAATCAATCGCAGCCTGAGTATTTCCAATAGCGTAAGGAGGAGCAACTAAGGCTAGGAAGTTTTGTGTGGTTTCTGCCAACGTAATCAAGTTGTTTTGGACAGTCTCTGTCGTTACACCAGGAACCAAAGCGACACCAATGTTCAGTGTGGGATCGTCAAGAGCTTGCATTCCTGTCTTATCAGCGAGAGCAGCGTTACCAATTAGGGCAGTCGCATTAGTATCGGCATCGGTGGAATCTCCAGTATGACCACCTGCTAGGGATGTAGCAGTAGCAGCAATGGGCTTAATAAATCTAGGCCCATTAGTGGCTGTAGAATGCGTAACGGTGGTGGGCGTTCCAGTGCCTGTTTTTGTGGACTCGCCTGGGGTAAGGTATGGCGTTGTAATCGTATATGTGGTGCCACCTAACAGCGTTCCTAACTGACCAGTAAAGTCTGCGAGCTTTGCAGCAGTCGCATCAGAACCAGCCTTGTGCAAGTTACCTTTGATTATGTTAGAAGTGGTATTTGTCTCACCTGTATTAATAACATCTTCAACAAAGTTGTTACCACTGGTAAAACTAGCTTTGAACGATTCAGCAGTCGTTCCATCTTGATTAACATTTATAGTAAAGTTTTTACCACCTAAGTTAGTAACTGTGATCGAGTTGCCGCTAGTTGTACCGTCAGTTCTGGTGCCACCATTATAACCAGCACCAGGATGCAGAGACTCAACTTCATAGGATGCTGACTCAGCAGACTCAGATACGATACTAGCACCGTAAACTCTAACAGCAGAGGCCAAATTAACACCCGCAGGGACTCCGAAGTGTGTCGTTCCATCCATTGCGCTTACAGCAGCCAAAGCAGAAACGCCACTAGCTTCAATAAAGGAAGTTCCGTTGCAAGCAGAAACGCCCAGCGAAGCACCAGATCCAGCAAAAGACCCAGCGATTAAACCAGAAAGTGCTAGACCAGTTGCTGCACCATCTGTAACTCCCTCGCCACCAAAGCAACCCACTTTATCAGAATCCAAGCCACCACCAACAACTTTTCTAATCGCTTCAGCTTGGCTTATGGCATTACCTGCGGGGACAACGAAGTCTCGCCCAGTGTTAGAGTTGTCTGTAAACTGCGCTGTTCCTGCATTATCATAAACCTGAACTCTTAAAGTAAGGGCCTTGTCAACACCGAAACCTTGCCCAATATTTGAGTTACTAGCTGCGCCAGAAACAAGGACAGAAGGACAAGCACCAAGAGCCACAGTGGCAGACGCATCAGCAGCATCAGCAGTAGCCGCTCGAACGAAATAAAGGCTGTTTGTCTGCTCTAAAATTTCCAGACTGCCTTCTAAGCCCTGACCCGTGATATCCTCGGAGGGAGGACCGAAGGTGTCCACAAGGCTGTTTTGGCTTGTAATAAGAGTCGCTTTGTTTGTCGGACCTTTACTTGCAAAACCAACGACGCCCACAATAGAAGTATTGATAGACGGTGCGTATTCTGAAATATCTTTTTCAATGGTGTAAACACCAGGGCTAACGTAATTTGCCATAATTTATCTCCTAAGCGTTGGAAATTCTAAAGAGTCTGCGCGTGTGCAGTGTTTTGATTTGTTCTGTGATGTAGCTCTCAGGAACCACAATACTTTCCCCTGGCTTCATGTAGCGTTCTTTGCATCCGTTTTCTGTCATAAAGAACACGGTGAACGATTGAAGACTATCATTTTTTACAACTTTCATTACTAACTAACTCCTACCTATATGTATCAAGGCAACAGGTGGTTTTTGAAAACTTTTTTATCCAAGCCTTTTACTTTGTTTCTATCTTAAATTCTTCAATAATACCCGTTGAGGTGTACAAAAACTTTGGACTAGGAATATAGGTTCTGAGAACCACATTCATAGTTTTCTTTAAAATACGATCCTCTTTATCTGCACCCGTAACTGATCCAACATCCTCCTCAGAATCCATATAAGCTTTGGCTAATGTCGAAAATTCAGTCGGGACCTGCATCTCTGGATTAAATTTTAACCTAATCTGTTCTAAGATCTGATCCATATCAGACATATACTTACACCAAAGGTTGATTTGATACCTAATATTAACGGCTCTAGGAGCTAAACTAAGAACTCTAATAGCCCTATTCTTTTTCTTATCAAAATATTTTTCGTTCACCAACAAGCTTTCTGTTTTTTGCCTCTCCGTATCATTATCAGATACAGTTTGGCCTATGGACAGAATTGGTAAGATAATATTATTTTCTTGTTTCAGTTTTGCGATAGCTCGCTCTGCATTTGCATGAATACATTTAACATTGGTCCACTCATCCTCAGAACTAATGTAGCCCACATCATTGAAAGACGCAATCATAGAACGCAAAGACTCTCTATAGATAAATGAAATATTATCTTTTGCCTTAGTCATTTTATAAATAACTTTGCGTACATCACCCTCTCTAGTAGGCCACCTACGGCTTCTGCTTTCAAATGCAGAAGCATCCCAGGTAGTGCTTATACCAGTATCGTCTGTGAACTTATACTCACTCATCTATACCTGCATACCCGCCAAGCTCATCGCTGACTTGGCTAAGAGGTGTGTCCTGAACATCAGGGGCATCACGGAGGAGTTTAGCAGAGCAGACTAAATGATAAACACCATAAGCCTCAAAGCTATCCTCGACCACTTCAAAAATTTCATACATTTGATCTTGGAAAGCTGGCTTCACAATGTCACCAGGGATAACAGAGCGGCCAATCTTCCTTTCAATATAGCTTTTGTTGAAGGTAAAGAGTTGATCGTTCGTCAACTCAATACCAAACTGAGTAAGCTCCTCGCTCATGGAGATAGGGTCGTAGTGACCATGAACAACGATTGCATTCTTCGCTACAGGCTTGTTGCGAGACTCCATGTAGACTTCATCGTACTCATCAGTCTGATAATACTTGTAGAAAAAGAACTTAGAACCAGCCAAACGAATCATCTCATCATCAACCAAGTTGAACAAGTTGATGTCTGGATTATCCTGATCGAAGAGGTTGAGTAGACTTTCACCCTCATCAAGGTCAGGAAGCTCAGGGAGCTTGGTGGTTACTTTATAGTTCTTTTTCATCCTCTAGGATTTTTACCTGCCTTACCTTTCTCCTCAGCGTCTCTTCTAATAGCCTGAGCAGTGGTTTCTCCTGGCTTCTTTTGAGCGAGAGGCGTTCTCGGAGCAACTTTAGATCCTGCTGGAATACGAAGCTTGGGCTTGTTCTCTTTATCTACACGCTTTGAAATGTAACTTTTTCCACTATACTGCATCTCAAGAAGACCCATAGCTTCAGCCACCAAGGCACCAATTCTACGGTACTCTGT